AAATTCGGTCTTTGTAGACGATGGTAGTTCCTTGTTTTAGAACTAAGTCGTAGAAGTGTCCTTCTTTTAATGCGAAGGATGCAGTTATCGTGTTTATGTAGTCTCCTTGCGTTGAACTGGTGATGGATACTGTAACAGGTGTATTTGTTTGGTCATCCGTAAGAATCATTGTATTAAACCCATCACGAGGAATGAATGAAAACGTCTGAGCTGATGTAGATGTAGTTAGGACTATCATACTACTACAAGTCAAATGAGGCGATTTGTTGCCAAATAAAAAAGGGAGACCTAAGCCTCCCCTTCCACGCTATGAAAAAACGAATTAGACAGTAACGATATTCGCAACACCGAAAACATCACCTGCACCACCTGCAAGACCTGCCTCGTTTGAGCAGTCAAGTAGGTTAGCATAAAGTTTCTCAGTTCCTACGAAAGTCAATGTGTAACCATTAAGGTCCCCCATTGCAGTTCCGTTAGATACGTTTGCAGTAGTGATTTCCATTCCGTGTTCTAAACCTGCAAGGAAGAATTGGTTATTGCGGTTTTTAACAACGATGTGAGGACGTCCGTAAGCCATCAACTTAACACTTTTATGCGTTGTAGCATCTTGTTTTTTAAGGGTAACGGTAAGCGTTTGCTCAGCGAATGTAGTACCGTTCTCACGGCTTGAGTTATATACTTGGTCAAAAGAGTTAGTTCCTTTGAGTTCGTATTTGTATAGATTAGCAACGTTAGCAATTGTATCGATGGTATCAGTACCAGCTACATAAGCAACGTCAGCGGAAGAGAAGTCTCCGTAATTGATGAAGTAGATAGCGTCAATACCACCTACTGCGTCTTTACATACTTCTAAGCGACCATTTGCAACTTCACAAGACATATTTTTAGTTTTTAAATGTTATAAAAAAGGGAGGGACTTGCCCTCCCCTGTAGTTTAAGTTAAGCTAAGATTAGTTAGCAGAGTTTGTGATACCGTAAGTAACAACGTCAGAAGCAAAACCGTATTTAGCGTCAGCAGTAAAGCGCATAACTACACGTACGTTTTGTGAACCATCAATGTCACCCATATCCAAAACTTTAACTTCGTTCATATCGTTCAAAAGACCTGTTGCGAAGTAAAGGTTAGATTTTTGAGCAAGAAGTGCAGTGTTGTTAGCAAGACCGTTAGCCATAAAGATACGAACACCATCAAAGAACAAGTCACCAAGAACTTGGTTTGTACCTTTGTTCTCGTAACCATTAGCACCTACACCTGCAGCAGCAAAGCCACCCAATGCACGAACATAAGCACGATAGATGTTGTTAGATACATACAAAGTAAGGTCTTCTTTTCCGTAAACCGCAGCAGGACAAGCATCAACGATAGAACCTAATTGAGCAATAACGTTTGTAGCATCTACTGTAGTACCTGCAATTTCTTGTGCAGCTGGCAAAGAAGCATCAGTAGTCAATTGTGTCATAATACCTGCGAACTGACCTGCAGTTGCGTTAACACCTCTCCAAATTGAAGTCTCCATACCTGCAGCAACTTTCTCAGCAGCGTGTGCGATAAGGAAGTCAGCAAAAGATTTAGGAAGTGTGTCAAATGCAGAGTAACCCATTTGGATAGCATCCCAATCTGCACGAAAATCAGTTTTACAAAGTTGTAAGTTAACTTGGAAAGATTCAGGTTGAAGGATACGCTCAGTCAAAGTGATTGTAGACGTAGGGTCGAAATCGCAAGATGCGTTACGGATAATGTCATCTGTAGCCACACGCTTAATTACCTGCTTATATTTGACGTTAGGCATAATAGTGATACCGCCTTTGTCAAGGGTTGGAGCAGACAATAAAGCTGCTGCGATGTACTTACCTGCAAACTCGCCAGCATATGTTGTGCTGATGCTTTGAGTAGTCGAAAGATTAATTTTTTCCATTTTATTTAATTATTTAAGTTTGTTTATACTACAGTTAATGTGATTGCGCCTGCAGAAGTTCCAAGACCGAAAACATACCAGTTTGTACCGTCGCAGTTTAATTCTACGAAGTCACCGATTGTATCAGCAGAAGCAGAGAAAGTAATCGTGTTTTCGTCAGCAGCAGGTACGTTAACGCTATTTACGATAACACCACCTTGGATTTTGTTAGAAGCAGCTTTGATAGTCCAAGCAGTAGTTGCAAATAAAGCACCTACGATGAAACGATAATTTTGACCTGCAGCGTCAGCAACGGCAGGAAGTGTAACTTGCGCTCCTGCAGCAGCGTTAAGAATAAATACTTTACCGCTATCTTCAGCAGTTAAAGTTGTTGCACCTGTCAATGTTTCAGTTACGCCTACTTGACGTAAAACATCGTTAGATACTGATGTAAATGTTGTACTCATTTTTTTGTTTTTTAGTTATTAAATGTTATTGAATTTTTCAAGGATTGAATCCATTGTAGAACGTTGACGGTTCTTAGATACTTTGAACGCTTCTACTTTAGTTTCGTTTTCAGGGTTGAATGAAATAGGTTTAGGCTCTTCGCTCAATTCAACTGGTGCGACTTCTTCTGCAACTTCAGTTTTTGACAAAGCGATTTGTGCTTTCAACTCTTCGTTTTCTTTTTTAAGTGCTTCGATTTCGCTAAAGAAAGATTCTTTAGTTACTGATTCGATGATTTTCTTTGCAGTAGGTGCAGCAGGCTCTTGTGCCATTTCTTCTTCAGCAGGCATTTCAGCTTCAGGAGCTTCAACTTCTACCTCAACTTCAGGCTCAGCAGCTTCACGGATGTCAGCGATAACGCCTTCTTCGATAACTACCAAGATACGACCATCTTCAAGTTCATACTCTCCGATAGGAAGAGCGATACGTTGTTCGTCTTCAGTTAGGATAAACACAGGTTGACCTGCTTCGAATACTTCTGCTTCAAGCATAGATACGCCATCAGAAAGGCGCATAGTTTCCAACTTCACTTCTAAACCTAAAAGTGTGCGGACTTTGTTTAAGATTGATTTTTCGTTCATAATTACAATTGTTTAATTTTTGCTGTCATACTTCCTACTTCACGAGATTTGCTCATAAAATTGGATATTCTTTTAAATTCTGGATAATCAGAAAATTTCAAACCTAATTCAGCGAATTGTTTTTCAAAAGTTCCAGCTAATGTGTTCATTTTATTTTGTGACGCAACAATAGAATCACCAAGTTTAACTAATTGAGGTTGTAGTTTGTCAATTTGTCCATATAAATCATTATATTGTTGTAATAACTTTTCAGCATTATCAACTTCTTGAACTAACTGATTGATATTAGCTAATTCAACTTCGTGAGCAGCTAATTGAGTTTCCTCTTTAAATAACTTGTTGTAAATTGATTTTGTAGTATTCATAATGTTTCAAGTCTATATATTTGATTTGTTGCTTTTTTATCCGTTTTGACGTACCGTAGTTCTAACTCCGTTTACTATAGTTGTAGTAACAGAATCTCCTGCGCCTTCCGTCTTACCAATGCCTTGTGCCTCTAAACTTCCATCACAACATTTGGTTGAGTATTTTCCGTCTGCACATAGGCAGCCTCTTCTTGAACCTTCACGAGGACTTGCTTTACTTGGTGTTTTGAATTTTGACATAATTCTATTTTTAAATTTGAGATAAATCAGCAAGTATTTTTTGACCTTTTTCAGCACGCTTAATATCATCTGTACAACTTTTTACCCATCTTTTAAAAGTATCAATTCCATCTTGAACTCCTAAATCTTGAGCAGCCTTTAAACCTTTTTCAGCTTGTGCTAATCCTTTTCTATTTAGTTCAATTGATTTAGATAATTGTTCAGCAATTTTCATAACTGGCAATGATAACAATGAACCTGCTTCTCTATTCAAGTCAAGTATCTCATCTAACAATGCTAACTCTACTTTATGTGATGCTAATTGCACTTCTTGAATCTCTGCTGCATTACGCTCCATTTCAGCGATTTTGTTTAGGATATTATTCATTGTTTTTATTTTAATAAGTCTTTAAGTTGTTCGATGATTGAATGCTTCTCTTGTTCCTCACGTGGCGAATTTTCTAACTTGTCAGCGAAGTAACCCTCAATAGAGAATCCTTTTATCTTGCCTTCTTTTACGTCTTGCCATACCTCATCGTTATCTACTTTCATAGAAATCATCCACGTTCCTTTTGGTAGGTTGAATCCGTATAACTGGCTCTTGTCCATCTTTTCGTCTTCAATTAGCCACGATTCCACTACACTCATTCCTTTGATAGCGTCCTTGTGTTCGTAGGTAGCATTGTTTTGGTTTCCTTTCTTGAAGAATAACTCCATAGCTTTACGCACGGTGTCCTCTGAAAAGTAGATATAGAACTCCTCCTCTTTGTTTCTGCGGTAAATTTTCTTGTTAGGAATAAGAGCAGCACCCATAAGGATACGTTTCTCAGTGTCAATTTCTTTAAGTTCTACTTCGTGTTTTGCTAACGCTACAAAGTTTTCTTCTATGGCAGGTGATTCGACTACTGAAACGGCATTGATACCGCTTTGGAAGTCTTTTTCGTCAATGATTAATTCGAGAGTTGTCATAATTCAAAAAGTTAAAATGTGTTACAATGTTGCGTTTTTAATTCGGTTACGGTCAAGTGCCTGTGCAGATGTTACCTCGCCACTAACTACATACGCTTGGATTGGTTGTTGTTGGATTTGTGCTAACTGATTGAATCCTGAGTTACCTACGATGTTAAAGTTTGGAGACATTACTCCGCCTCCTCCGCCCCCATCTGATATACTTCCGCTTGCAGGTGCGCCTCCTGCCTTTAATGCGGATAAACCTTTAGCAGTTGCTGCAATTTGTGATGCAATACTAATACCTGCCCCTATATTATTTCTAACTACAAGTGCTTCTGCCGCTGCTACCGATGCGCCTCCTGATGCAATTGCTAAAGCAGTACCTTGCGCTCGTGCTAGTTGATTAGCAGCCTGTGTATTCATAATTGTTTTAGCAATACCAACTGCATTCTCAGCAACTAAAACTGCCGCCTGTACCTTTTTATTATTCTCAAATAAAGATGAAATTAAATTTAATCCTGCTTGAATATTATCAAAGTCCTGTTCTCTAATTGTAGCTAAAGTTTCGGTAACTGCTTTTTCTGCTTCGATTCGTTCTTCCTTAGACTTTTTATCTAATTCCTTTTTCTTTTCAGCAGCTTCCTTATCTAAATCATATGCTTCCTGTTGATATTTTAGATTGATGTCATTGATTTCGTTTAACTTGGCTATTTCAATTTCTCTTAACGCATCTGCGTTACCTGCCGCAAGCGTTTCTAACTCAAAGTATTTATCTTGTACTAAACGAATTTCTTTATCCTGTTCTGACAAAGAATTTAAATAGTTTTGTTCTGCTATTTGCTCTAACCTTAAATTTAATTCATTTTCAAATTCTATGGCATTTCTTAAGGCTTCTTTTTGAGCAGCATTTCTTTCTGCTTTATCTTCTTTTGCCGATTCTTTTTTAGAGTCTTTTCTTTCTTGCAATCTTTGATAAGTAATTTCAGCTTCTTTTTCGTCTAACGCTAATCTTGCATCAATTACCTTTTGAGATACGTCTAAATAAGCCTTTTCTGCCGCTTCAAATTCTTTTGTACTTGCTTTTGTATCTTTAGATTTTTGTAAATATAATTTCTTAGCAGCAGCCTCTTGTTGTTTTAAACTTTCTAATCGTGATTCAGCGCCTTCTTTTTCTATTTGTTGTAATTCTTTTTCACTCGCACCACGTTTTTTAGCATCAATTAACTCTCTACGGACACGATTATCAATAGTCTGTGATACTGTTTCGGTAAGTTTTTGTTGTCGTTCTAATTCTGCGTTTGTCTTTTCAAGTTGCTTGTCTAATTTAGCTTGTTGTTTTTCAGCATCTTCACTTGAATCAGAAAACAATCCCATAGCATTTGCTGCGAATCCCAACGCAACTACAAGCGCACCAATACCAGTTGCAATCAATGCTCCTTTTAAAGTTGTTAGAGCTGCGATAGCTTGTGTTTTTATAGCAGTGCCAAAAGCAGTAATAGCAGGAATAGCCTCTCTTACACCTTGAATACCTTGAGAGATAGCCATTGCAGACTGAACCTTAAGGAGTAGTTTTTCTACTTCTTGAGATTCAGCACCAAAAGTACCCATAACTCCCTGCATCAATTCAAAACCTGCCGTAGCACCACCAAGCGCACCGCCTAACTTTTGAGTCATAGTAGTGGCAGCAGCATCCACCGCCATATCCGTTTGGATTTGGACTTTGCGATAGTTACCTACGGTTTCTAATAGGTCTTGATACTCTTGAGTTGCCGTTTGACCTGCGTTGGCTAATTCATACAACCTATCTTCAGCCTCACCCATACGAGTGGTAAGTGGTTGTAAGTCTCCATAGACTTCCTCAAAACTTTTGTTAACATCGTTAGTAGCTTTGGAGAGGTTCTCCATTGCATTAACTGCCTGTTTAGTATCTACGTCTATTTTTATAGTTTTAACCTCTGCCATTTCTCTTATTGATTATTTCACGTTTTCCTTGTTTCCACATTTTTTTCATAGACGTGGTGAGTTCGTGTTTTCCTTTGGCTATGTCAATCAACTCGGATTCTCCGTAGAAGTTGTCAAGTTGTAGCATTGCGATTATTTGCTTTATCATTGTATAATATAAAAAGATTCCGTTGTTGTGCTTCCGTCTAAATATAAGTATGTAACCGTGATTGTGTATACCGTACCTGCTGCGCCACTTGGCAAAGTGATAGTTAAGATGCCACTTGCAGTCATCGGATTTGGACTGAATGATACACCAGCCGTTGCGCAAGTAAAGGCAGCCTCTACTGCGTTGTTTGGTAGGTTAATGATGTATTTTATCGTACCGCCTCCCGTTGATACCTTAGGAGCAGGGTTTGTAGAGTTTACGATTGGTCTAAAATCTAAGATAAGTTGTAAGTCTGCGTCTCCTGTCGTTAGGTTCGTTTTCATTTCGTTAATGATGTACCTTCTATCTCTAATTACAAGTCTATCGTTTAACTGCAATCCTGTTAGTAGGCTCACAGGTAGTCTTGCCTTTACGTTAACCAAACGCTGCTTTAAATTATAAAGATTGTATAAGTAGCTGAAGTAGTAATTAGCGAAAAGTGTATTTTGTATAGGTGTTGATAATAGTGAGCTTGTCTCAGGTGCAAAGTTTAAAGTGTAGTTCGTGGCGTTGTAAATCAAGTCTTGACCGAATGGCGTGTAGCTTGTAACTGTTGTATGACCTCCGCCATCGTTATGAAATTTAAAACTACAAGTTTTGTTCGTGTATTGATACAATAGAACTGGCTTAGGTATGTAAGGCGCGAACTCTCCGTTAAGTGAGTATCCTACCTGTAAATCAGTGCCTGTAAATTTCTGCTGCAATAAGTTTTCAAATGGAAGCTCAACTACAAAATCACCGCCGTCATAGTTATACTGATAAGTTGTATCTCCGTATTTACGGCTAAATGTTTGTGAGAAATTCTTGTTAAGGAAAGATTCTGAATCTTGATATTTAAAAGTAATGTTTTTGTAGAGAGGCATTCTTGCCTGTTCAATCGTGTTGACATCAACGTACTTACTAACGTCTACAACTGCGCCTTTGCTATACCAGTCATCTAATGGCTCTACCCAATATTCTCCGTCCGTGATTGAGTAGGTAGTCATATTGAAAGTCTTTAGGATTCCTGAGAAGAAATCTGCTATCTTCATGACAGGCGCATTTGCTGCAAGGTCAATTGATAAGCTAACAGTAAGCGCAGTATAAACTACCGTCAAGTAGTCCGTGTTTACCGAACCTGCAGTAATGTAGTCAACCTCGTATTTTAATTTAGAATTAATTACGTTAGCTCCTTGCGTTCTAATTTGAAAAGTATATGTAACATCCAAGCCTGAAGTTTGGTTTATTGTATCTAAGGTGTAAACTCCCGTGCCGAAACCTGTGATTGTATTGTACAAGTTTCCGTTTTGATATATGTCAATGCTATAATTTGCCGAAGTAGTTGTAGAAGTTACCTCGTAAATTAAACGATGCGTAATTACACCTGCAAGCTCTTGTATTTGTACTGAGTTTGTAGCTGATGTGTAAGTGTTCGTTAAATCGTAGTTTGTGAACGTAGGAGTAATTGTATTAGCAGTAAGGTTGTAAGCAGTTGAATACTGAACCAAAACTTCTTTGCCTTTGTACCATAAAAACAAATTTGTAAAACGCTCATCCTGCAAGAAAGCACCTGAGAAAGTTATGCCGTACTTTGCTTCAATTAAATCAAAAATTCTGGCAACTCTAAACGCAGGGAATAATTCAGTTTTTGTAATTGCTCCTGCGTTGGAATGAATATCGTTTTGCGTTAGTGTATTTACTAACCAGTTCGGTAGTGGTGCGTTTGGTGGTATGGATTGATACTCCCAAATGCGATTAGACGTGATTAGAGGGTACTTTACATCGTAAGTGTTAGTAGTGTTCGTGATGCGCGTTAAAACCTCCGCAGATGTAAAAGCGTGAGCATAATCAGAATAATCTAAATCCGACAGTAAGTCCTCACCGAAAGTATCTTTAAGCGTTACACCTTCTCCATAGAAAGTTAGTTTGTATGAACTCGGCTTTCCGTTAGTTAGCGTTGCTCCGTCTAATTGTACTTTTCCCTTACGAAAGGTAGTTAGGTTGATTTGTATGTATGCGTCTTTTCGTAGGTTGTTGTCCGTTGTAAAGTCAATATCTGAATTATACCAATGCTCAAAGAATGCGTTGTTGACATCAGATGCAGGCACGGTAAATCCTTGTGAGAAATCCGTAAACGTTTTAGAAATGTCCTGAACGTTTTGAATAGAGCTTGTAACTTGAATCTGCTCGTCATTGAATAACTCAATGCGGTTACCTTCTATGTAGAGTTGTACCTTTCTCATTACACTACTGAATTGATAACATCGTAAGCATATTCGAACTCAAGTTGGTAGTTAATCATATGAGTGTTTATGCTTTTGAATAACTCCGTGTTTTTGGTGTTTAGTTTTGCAGGTAGTTTGTTTATCAAGATTCTTTCCGATAACATCAACTGCTGAATAACCTCTTTGAAACTTTCGCTTACCCAATCTGTATTAACACGGATAGTCTTTTTCCCGTTGGCGTTAAACACCTCTCTTTGTCCTTCCTTAATATTGTAGTTAGGGTAGGTGTCTTGCATTAAATTATACTCCGTGTTTTCAACGTTCAATGTATCGTAGCTGGCTTTGAAAAACCACTCACGTTGCCAAGCCCCATACTTATTTACAAAGTCAACCATTACAGGGGTGTACTTACATTCCTCTTTAGGTACAAAAGTTGCTCTGAACAATACGTTTGCACTCCCGTCAATTATTTCTAATTTGTTTCCAACCGCAGCATAAGTAGGATATACTCTCGGCACATCTTCCCATCTGTTATTTGTTAAACCTGTAGTATAGCTTACGCCTGTTGATAGGTTCGTGTATTTGACCGAGTTTCCGCTGCCTGTGTACACAGTTAACCACCCGTACTCACCGCCTAAATCATAGTTATAAGTGTAAGTCCCTTGAGTAAGCAAGTAATTACCTAAAGCAGGGTTGTATCCTTCGTCATAGTATCCGTATCCGTCAACACCAAAATGCGTTTGCGTAGAACCCACTTGAACAAAAGACGTAGTAACCTTTTTGAAAAGTTTTAAACCTACATTGCACCATTGCGCTGAAGGAGTAGCCGTGAAAATGTTTGTAATGGTTTGTAGAGTGTCGTGGTCAATATACTCACGGATATAAGGCGAAACATCGTAGTAAGTCGCAGGATTGTTAGACGAAGGTATCTTCTTGCTTAAAGTGTAAGCAGGAGAAGCAGGCATTGAACCTGTACCATTCCAAAGGAAGATTTGCAGTTTTGTCTCAATCTGTCCTGTTTCGTTTATTGTTACGATGTATGGACTCCTTGCATTAATTGTTGCCATTCTTTATAATTTGGTCTATTTGTTCGTTGAATAATTCGATAGCGTCAAGTCCGTAAGCCTCTACCAGTTCTTGCGGTAAGTTCTTGTAGGCAGCTTCAAAAGGTTTAGTAAAAAACAAGCTCGGTTTTATTCCGTTTCTAAATATGCTTCGGGCAATCAGAAAAGCAAGCGACTTACGTGAGGTAAATTGACCACCCGACTTTCTTGGTGCAAGTCCTTTACGAACTATCCACTTATCAAAAGCCTTAACAGGTGGCATCTTGGATTTGTAAGAGTAAGGGGTGTTGTACTTTTTCTTCGTACCTGACACCCCTGCATCTTGAAACACTCCGTAGTCTTCCATCGTAAACTCCATAGAGAACGAATTAGGCATTGCCTTGACGTTTCCCTTTATAGAGTTATACAACTTCTTAGACGAGTTCTTTTTAGAGTTCGTTAGGTTGCGTTTAGATACGCTTACAACGTGGTCTCTAAACCTCTCAAGCGCCTTCTGTACTTCCGCTTTCTGCATCCGTGTTTTCCTCGTCCTTTGCGTTTAGGATGTTGATAATCTGAATACCCCACATTGTAGGCATCTGACTAATTACCGTTTCCAATTGCTTTACTTGTTTTTCTGATAGCGTTAACATATTCGTGTTTTTAAAGGATTACTACTCCGATTGCTTGAGCAACGACTTGGTTAACGTAGTTGTTGTCAGTACCCCAAGCTGCGAACTCTTCTTCGGTTAAGGTGTAGTTACCTTGCGAAAGTTGTAGTCCGTCTTCAGTTAGCAACTGCCAGTACGTTGTGCAAGTTGTTGCTTCAGTTGTAAAGTTAAGAACTAAAACGGACATTTGCGTTGCCGTTCCTGCGTTAAGTGGGTATACAATTGGTTCAATTGCTACGCCTTGTGTTGGTTGTGTTTTCATATTTTTATTTATAAAGTTATCCAAGTTGTTCCGTCATAAAAACACGGACGATTTAAAGTGGTGTCATATATTTGAAGTCCCGTTGCAGGTGAAGCAATGGCGTTCTTTTGTGTTGTTGTCATTCGTGGGGGAAGGAATCCTTTTGTAGTTGAATCGATAGCGACTTGTGCTGAATTGTAAGTTGATGTACTTCCTATCACTACTAATTGACCTCCGCTATTAATTGATAAATATGAATCGGGTGTAGTAATGGAAGCATTTGTATTGCTACTTGCTAATCGCAATCTATAACCATTTGCGTTGGCTTCGACTTGAATACCCACCGCACCTGCGTGCGTAACGTTTAATGGTGTTGAAGTATCCGTTGTTTTGACCCTCGCAGTCCCGTTAACGTCAAGTCTAAAGCCTGCGTCTGTGGTGGTGTTGATGCCTACATTATTTGTAGCCTCCATTATTCTCAATGCGTCATTTGCAAATAACGGATTGTATATAAAAAGTCTATTACTTGCACCACCTTGAGTATATCCAAATTGGAATTTGTCAGCATTTGAGGCTCTAAAAACAAAATATTGGTTGTTGCTATTAAATCCATTTGCATTTAGTTGGAGGATAGGTGCAGCACCTGCCGTTCCATTTATTGTTAATGTAGGTGAAACCCTCGCAGTACCATTGACGTCTAAACGGAAGCCTGCATCGGTTGTTGTGTTTATTAGGACGTTGCCGTTTGAGCGAACTTGCATTTTTGTTGTCCGTGTTCCGCCACTTGCGCCCGTTATAAATGAAATTAATTGCGGAGCATTACCCGAACTTGCATTGCTTTCAGCGTCAAAAGATAAACCTGCACTTGCTTGACCTGCTGTGCCATCAAATGCCGTGCTTAAAAACGTTGTAATTGCGTCACCCGATTGAACTGCGGTAGGACTTAAAAGTGTTCCCCTTGCTTTTGTACCTGCAAATACAGGTCTTTGAACGGGGTCGTTTGATGCGGCAACTTGTACGAATACATTAGATGCGTTTTCATTAGATGTGAAAATTGATGCTGCCGAGGATTGCAAAGATGCAGCAACCGCTGCGCCCAAAGTTAGAATGTTTGTAGGCGAACTCGTCCCTATCCCCAAGCGGCTGTTAGTGCCATCCCAAAATAAAGACGAACTCTGCTGCAACACATTTCCCGTACCTTGAAACAATACTCGTCCGTTTGTACCCGAAGATATCGGTGTAGTGCCTATTGTTAAGCCTGTGGCTGCGCTTGCAGAGATTTCTACATATGTTGAGCCATCCCAACGATACGTGTTGTTTGTGTCCTCAGCTATGTAAATAGTTTTTAAGCTCCCTGAGGCAGGGAATGCAGCTAAATTAGCGTAGGTTTTTACTTGTGATGGTATGTTAATAGTTACTGCCATATCAGATTTAATGTTTGATTGCTTAAAGTTGCGTAAGTAGATGTTGCTACTTGGGTTCCGTCTATTTGTACGTTGAATGTCGTGTCAGGCAAAGTCAATACCGCTCCACTTGCTACCGTTGCCGTATAACTTTGGTTTGAGTTCGTTACGGTTGCAGGTTGGCAGAAAGGTGAGTAACCACTCGTATCGCAGATTGTCATCTCGTTAGGAATCAAGACATCGAATGTCATTGTCCATCCTGCCATAAAATTTTCAAATCTCTCCGTGAATGGCTCACAGGTAGGATTGCCGTCAACTACAAACTCTAAATCCCACAAGTTGCCGTGAAGCATCATATCGTAACAACGATTTAATACTGCCAGTTGGGTGTTCAATACGTCCTGCTCGTTTGAGTTGCCTATAAATAAATCAGTAGTCGGCTCTTTTGAAATGTTGACTACATCCATCGCAATCAAGGATAGGTTGTAGCGTACTACGTTAGTCTCAAAAGATACGTTGTTGGTCATTAAGTGTACAAGCGGAAAGATTGTCTGCTTGTTCAAGTCCACTTCAAAAATATCACCCTCCGTAGTTGTATTTACGATAGGGTCATTATCGAAATGCCATTTAATTAACTCTAATACTTTGTAAAATCCTGTCATCTTCTCATTTGTCTTTCAAGTTGTCTTCTCTCAATTTCGTTTT